TGCATGTAACGCAACAACACTTCGCGGTTTGCATCTACCGTAACTTGCTTGACCGTGTACGTTGCTTTCATGGCGGACATATTGTGCCATAAACGCTATAAATTTCAATGACTTGACCATGACAGTTAATTCACGTTCCAATGACGCGGCCACAAATACAAATGTTCCTTTGTGGCGTAACGCTCGTTTAGCCAAGTCGTCGTGCGTTCCATGCCGCCGGCACACACCCACCAATGCGGTTTTGAATAGTGCGGCACGAACAAAACCGTGTCCAAGTAATACACTTTTTGCATTACGCGTTCTGCTTTCTCATCGCTCATTTAAGTAGTCCCTGATAGAAACGTGCCATGTCCATTTGAAATGCTCTTCGCTAAATGGATACATCGGTGTGTCAGCTTGCGAGTCGTAAAGCATTGCTTCGCATTTCTCGGCAATGCTGGCTTGTGAATCGCCAAACGCGTAAGTGTGCGTTAGCTCACCATTGAGTGCGTTCTTGTTTGTTAGCACTGACCTGTTCATCAGTGCCGCGGTAAGTGCCCTGTCGTGCGGGCACCAATCCCAATTGGCGTCAAAGTTGATCAGTCCCGCGTAATGCTGAACCATCGCTCCCAACGCGGCGTGCGGTTGGGAACCAACATATCGCCAGTTGTCCACTTCACCGAAATGTTCCATCCAACCTGGCCCTGCAATGTCAATGGGTAAACCTTTAAGCGCAGACATGACATGCAATCGTCTGTGGCGTTTCATCGCCGCATCCAATGCGCAATACGCATCAAGCAATAAGGTTTCTTCGTGCAACCTGTCGTATTGCCCGCGAATGTCTAGCACCTTGCTCAGCACATCCCAATGGCTTCCATCGCCAAGCAACAAGTAATCATCCTTTAAGTCAATGGTTCGCCTGACTTCAGAAACCGTTTCATCAAGCGTGTCCTTGATCTGCGCTAACTCGTTGCCAATCCCGCCAAACACAAGCAAGCGATCACGATACATAACTTCCTGATCAATCGGCGCAGCAGGAAACCCGCCAAAGCGCAACTCATTACCGCACAAGAAATGCGCATCAGCCGTTTCGTAATCCGCAAACGCGTGATAAAGGTTGTCCTCACTGCCTGATGCTTTCAAATATTCAAGCACTTCAGGCACACGTCGCAAGTCATTGTGGTAAGAGTCAATGACGTAATAGGTCACGTGCTTACCGCGTTTGGACATTTCGCGCCACAGGTATTCATCACCAATCTTTACCTTCAGCGGCAGTGCGCCAATCATGAACAATTCATCAATGGCGGATAGCGCGCCAATCGCCTGAAATTGCTGCTCAAGCGGTGCCATGATGTTCACAATGTGCGGCTCAAACCCGTGTGCCGCAAACCCGATAGCGATATGGCGGGCAAAGTTTTCTGTGACGCCATACGGATGCGTGTTTGTCAGAATGCAAATCCTGCGATGCGTTTTCATGCTTGCACCCCAAACCATTTTTTGGCGTATTCCGGTCTGTGCTCAACGATCCACGGTGCTGCTGCACCAATCAACGCTTTAGCGTCGCGCCCAACCGTCATGCTTCCTGCGTGATGCACATAAGCGCGTGATACGAAATGCTTATAACCGTCTGCCGCCATGTCAGCGCACACAACGTCATCACTGAACCAGTTGATCGGCGGAAACGGATGGTCCTTGATCGCTTTGGCGTTAACCCAGGTAAAGATCGGGCTAATCACGTCAACGGGTTTGATGGCATCCTCAGAGCGCCAGCGGCACATCTCGATGGCGTCACCTTCGTTGCGCGGCACTCTGATGTTTTGCGGTGGCCGCACAAAGTCCGAACGCGCTGCGATGAAACCAATGCGCTTACACACTTTGCTTAGTGCCGCCACGTCATCAAGCAACAACGACATGGTTTGTGGCGTGATCACAACATCATCATTAGCAATAATGAATGATTCATCACCTTCTGCAAACGCTTCAATGGCTGCGTTGTAATCGTCGCCAAAGTTGCCAAGTTTCCCTTCCCATACGCACAACTGAACGCCCTTAGCGTAATGAAATACGCTGGACTTCATAACGTGCAACGTTGGGCTTCCTGTGGTTGATATGATTATTTTCATGCGGGCCAATGTCCTACGCGTCGCAAGCACTCGATAGCGCGGCGGCGAACCACGGCATCCTGAAAGCGTCCGTATTGCTCCAAGCCTTTGAGCGTTTCAATGCAATCAGTTAGATTCTCCATCGCTTCGGAATACTTTGATTCCAACTCGCTAATCGCTGACGCTTTGCTTCGCTTTTTTTCTGGCTGTTGCTCATCAACTGAAAACTCATCCATGGAGTGATTCCTTAAAGGTCATTGGGAAAGGCGTTAAAACAGAATCGTAAAGATGTGGATCGCGCAGTGCTTGCAACTTTCGTATCAGTTCTTGCTTAAAGTTCCATGCGCCAAGGATAAAAAGACACTTTTGTCTGATCTCCGATACGGTTTGAAGCGCAACAATTTGCTGCGTGGAGTTCGGCAGGTACTTACCGATCTTGAATGGCGATTCATCCACCACGACATGCGGATCATCGTTAATGGCTTGCATCAGCGTGACTGCTTTGGCGGCACAACCAACCATCACCACCACATACCCATCGCTTTTGGCTTGCTTGATGACGGATCGCATGGATTCCACGGCACGGTTTACGCCATTGGCAAATCGTTGTCCGTCAACCCATGTCAGCTGATGCAACCTTCCCTCGTTCCACTGGCTTGGTGCAAATGGAATCGGACTCGGAAACGAGTCGCGCTTACATACTGCTGCAAGCATCGACCCGCCATGCACGTTAACGCGCTGGCGAAAACCTACCCTTAAACCCGCCCTGGCACACGCTAAGGTAAACGAGTCAACCGTGAAAAAAGAAACATGCTCGTGATAAATCGTGTCGAATTCACCATTGGCGAGCATATCCATTTGGCTCACCTGGATGTACGCCACACCATCATCCGTTAGGCAAGCCTCAATGCCTTTCAGAAACGCAATCGGATCGTCGTTATGCGCCAGCACGTTCATGGCGATCACAACATCATAACGCTCGTTGCCCATGTTCAAAGGCCAATAGGCCGGGATCGTGTAAACGCCTTTCTTGCTTGAAAGTTCAAGCAAATTCTTTGCTGGTTCAATGCCCGTCACGGTTGCGCCACGCTTGGCAAGTTTCTGCAACAACGTTCCATCGTTGCTTGCAATCTCAAGCACGTCAGCGTTCGGGTGATGAAGCGAAACGTTCTCTGCGAACCATTCAAAGTAATCGTTAAGCGTGTTGCTCGTGCCGCTGACGTATAGATAGTGATCGAACAAATCTTTGGCGTTGTAACTCACCTTTTGCATAACGTGTGTACATTGTGTGCACATCTGCGCAGCAAGCCTTGCGCAACGCACAAATGTGTTGGGACTGTTCTTTAGCGCGTTGGCGGGTGGTTGCTCGCCAAGATCAAAGATCATTTCTGTTTTCCCCTCGCAAAGCAAACATTGGTTAATTGTTTTGTCCATAAGCTCTTTTGAAGTGTTCGCAGCGTTCTTGTATTGAATAGAGTTGCGGAATTGTTGGGAGCGAGAACGAATATGTGCCTGTGCTAACACCAAACTCAACCGGGACTTTGTGAACATTTGCCACCTCGTGCGCTAGCTCGCCAATGCTCATGGTGTAAGACGCCAACGGATAAATGCCTTGCGCGCTGTCATCCTCAATGATTTCCATCACGCGTTCCGCTAAGTCGTCATGGAACAAAATGCTTCGCATCGCATCAGGATTGGTAACGTAAACGCGCCCCTCTTCAATCGCTGATCGGTTCATCGAGTTAAAGATCAAATGCCATCGCATCTTTGGCGACCATCCGCTTACCGTGCCCATGCGCAAACCAACAACGCGCTTGCCCATGTACTTAGCCACCAAATCGTATGACAACTTGCTGGCGTCATAAGCGTTCTCTCGTTGTTCGTTCGCCACTAATGAATCACCGTTTGAAAGCAACGATCCTGTGCTGGCGTAAATCAGTCTTGTGTGTGCCGCCATGCGCTCAAGTAGACACAACGTGTATACAACGTTCTCCGCTACGGCTCGATGCGGTTGTCGGTTAGCGTCGGCAACGTTAGACACGCCAGCAAAGAAAAGGATCTCATCAAATGCACTAAGTGCAACGTCGGACATATCCATGAAATCCATGCCCGTCTTAATATCCACGGCCACAAGATTCACGTCATGCGCAATGTTTTTTAGCAATTGGCTGCCAACGTAACCCTCAGATCCAATAAGCAAGACGCGCTTCATGAAATCTGCCTGATGATCTCTAAGGCTTTGCCGCGCACCTCTTCCGTGACTGCGTGTCCAAATTCCTCTGGATGCAATAACGAGTGAATAAACCTGCGCGCAACGCGCAACTTGTTGTCGCTCTCTGCGGCAAGGGTGCGCGTGTACTTCAACAACTCTTTTAGATTTTCAACTTCCTGTGTGCTCATTCACAACCCCATAAAGTGCAATCAGACAGGCATCGGCTCGCCCGTCATCTCTTTTGCGTGAAAAACTTGACGCGTTATTAGGAAACATTTGTTGCGCCAATGCTCGTGCGCCATCCTTACCACCCGTCAACCTAACCTTGCGCTGCCACACGAGCGGCGGCACAAAGTGGTAAGGAATCTGTAAGGATGCAAGTACGCCTTCAACATTACCGAGTGAGCGCCCAAACGAAAACATGGAACTTACACCCTGACCAGGCATGGCGGAAACCTGCTCGATATACGCGGTGCATTCATAGTCAATCAGGTAAGCCGCCAAATGCGTGTGCAACTCATGTGGCGATACAAAGTTCTTGACAGTCTTTCCAACGGTGCGCTGCACAATCGGCATATCAATCACGTCAATGAGTTTTTTACCCTGAAGTGTTGCAATCGCACCACTTGCACCTGGATCAATACCAATAATTAGTTTGTTCATAACTTTCCATTTGGCGGTAAAAAGTTGCAAGTGTCCAACCTTTTCCGACGAACGGCAAAAAAAATGCCCGCAAGCGGCGGGCAAAAACCAACAGGAGGGGAGTTCCGGGGGTAAGTTTATCCTATTGCAGCAAACCTGCAAGCCTTTTCTCTTCGTCTGACATGGTGGCGGCAGTGCCCATCACATCAAGTCTTACGGGTTCGGATGGCGCTACAGCTTGTCCGGTTAATTGTCCAAACGCACCGCCGACCATGGGCCTGGCGGTTGCTCGAGATACTTCTGTGCGAGCCATAGCTTCTTGCTGAGATGCAAGCCTACGCATCAAAGCATCAAGGCTTTGTGGCGTCAATGGCGTTAGCATTTCTCGTCCAAGAATTTCCGCTACATCACCAACGTTACCAGCGCCTCGTTGCATAGCCTGTCCAAGCAACTGCGAAGCAATAGGCTGTAAGTTTCCTTGGATAATGGCCGAACCAACCGCTGCGCCTGTTGGACCTGCCTGCTCTGCCATTTCCGCGGCCAGCGGCGCTGTGCGCGATCCGGCCAGGATACGGTTGCGCACTTCAGTGAATCGCGCTTCTTCGCCAAGTTGATTGCGGAACGTATCAAAGGATTGCGAATCAGGAAACGCGGCACGCAGCCTGCCAAGCGTTTGTGTGTTATCAAACAAGCGCGTTACATCTCTGGCCGTTCCGAATTCTCTGGTAATCCGATCAGCTTGAATCTTAGCCGCGTCAACAACGCCAGCGCGGAACATGTTGCGCTCCATGTCAGTCAGTTTATTAAAGTCTGCCGCCACTTCGCGCCAATCGTTTTCAGGCATGCTAAATACTTTTCTGCCTTGATCAATAGCATCTTTCAGTGCCGCGTCGCCAGCAAACGCGGCTCGAGCCTCTTTGTACTTTGGCACCAGCGTATCCAAACGCTCGAGGAAATCGTTTTTCGCGTTTCGGATAATTCTGGCCTCTGTTGAGGCAAACCCTTCTTTGGTTTGCTTGGCGTTAATCACATCATCAAGACCTCGTTTAACCCAATCAAGTATCTTGACATTAGGCAGATCCTCTAGATCGCCATAAACAGGCAATCCATCCTCGTCATAAATAGGTCTGCCATTGCCGTCAGTCTTGAAACGATAAATCTGCGGCAATGATTCGCCTTCATTGGCGGCCATACTAACTGCTCGAGCATAGGCTTTTTTGAATGCCGGTCTATCCAAATAAGCCAATAATTCTTTGTCATTCAATATACCAACAGGCGTGTCATACGCTGCCGCATAAAGTGGCGCTGCTTTGCTTTTTTGCTGCTCTGTTAAATCACGCAATAACATGTTTGTATTCTGCAAACGTTCTTGCGCGGCAGCCGCCAAGTCAGCAATAACACGATCTGACTGAGTGCGAACACGCTCTTGTAAGAATTCACCTTTCGGACCCTTGGCGGCGCCAGGCGTATTGACAGCGCCAGCGGCACGCGATAGCAGTGATTCGCCGCCAATATCAGCAAGTGTTGTCTGCTTACCTGGCGTGGCCTGCATCAGTCGGCGCTGTAACTCTGCTGGCGTTAACTGATCACGCTCCATGCCTTGAATAATTAGCTGCGCAGCTTTTTGTTGCGCTGCGGTACCGCTTCTTCCTAATACGTCACGCGCTTTTCCTGCACCGTAAGAAGCAAGCCCCATAGCCGGTGGTATGGCGGCACCAACACCAGCGCCAAGACCAGCACCAAGCACTGCGCCCTGTAACGTACTGGTAGCGCCACCTTCCGCTTGCCCTGCGCCTCCCAACGCGCCGCCTGCCGAGCCAAGGACCGCGCCCCTTCCAACTTGCGCTCCAATGCTTGTTCCTTGCAACGCTGAAGGCAATGCGCTCGTCAAAGCCTGTGCGCCTCGAGTCACGGCACCTGCGACCTGGGGTGCGCGCGCGGCAACTGCTGGCACTGCTGCGCCCATCGTAACAGCTGCCGGTAATAAAGCTCCCGCAAGCTCGCTACTTGCTGCCGCCATAGGGTTTTGTTTTTGATACTGTTTAATACCTTCTCGTACCGCCTCAACGTTGTCTTGGTACGATCCTTTGGTAAACGCTGCTTTGACTGCCGCTTCAATTTCGTCAGAAAATCCAAACGTTAAACCTTGCATAAATGTGCGGAATGCTCCCGCTTCCACCTCGCCCACGCCGCGACGTTGCCTCGCCATTGCGCCAAGATAGCGTGATGGCGTGTAACCCTCTAAGCGTAAGTAAGCCTCCATATCTGTCTGTGGAGCGCCTTGCTCGAACATCTTGCGCATATTGGCGGAAACGCGTTCAAGGTTTGTCATGGCTTATTTCCTTGGCGTAAGACCGTATTGATTCATAATATTTGGTGCGCCTGGTATGGCAATGGTGCCGGATAGTGATGGATAACTCATGCCTTGCGCTGTGTACTGCTTCTTGCGTTCTTCCTCAATGTTGACAATTTCTTTCTTTAAGTTTCTTAGTTTTGTCTTCACAGTTTCCGGATCATCTGACGCAAATGGAATGAAAGGTCTAAGCCTGTCAACCTCGCCTAACGGAACCGTAGCGCCAGAAATGTTTTTAATCAACGTGCTTCCAATCTGAGCAACAGCGGCACGCGTTTCAACATTGCGCTGATTTGCAAATGGATCACGAATGGCTGATGGCACTCTTCCGGTAATTGGGCCTACAGCATCTGGGTTTTCTTCTAAAAGTTTGATAGTCCTGTCAATTGAATTAACGCTTGATTGATTTTGGACAAACTCTTCCGTTACCGCGGTAGGAATAGTCTGTCCTTTACCTTTCAGCGCCTCTCCAGAAGGTCCAGAAACCGTTCTTGATTGCGCCCCTGTTTTAGAAACAAAGAACATATTTCCAGAAGCGTCCGTAACAAGTTCACGATCACCTTGCTCTAGTCGTTGCTGGCCTTGTTGAAGTTCTTGACCTCTAAAGCCAAGCTCTTGAGCGCGGAAAGCGTTTTGCTGTGCCGTTTGTGTTTTATCAAATGCGAACTTGCGTTCATTCAAATCCTGTGTGCTTAATGCTCTTAAGTTAGTCGCCGCTTCGCCTGGCGTCATTTGTTTACCGTAAGTTCCAACGGTTTTTCCTGTGTACTTATCAACAATAAGTATTTGGTTTCCAGTATCAATCTTCTCTTCATTTGGTTGCGGTGAAACATCAAGCACTTTGACGCCGCCACGCTTGCCAACTACATAGCTAACAGGTCTACCGCCAATCATGCCCGTGTTAGTTCCTGTCCCATATTCCTCTGGCTTGACGTTTTCACCAATGTATTTGACTGCTTCAGCGTACGGCATTTGCGAAGCAATTAATCGTTGTTCTGGCGAAAGACTTGCAAATGGCGTTGATGCTTGTACGGCTTGCTGTTGTGCTCTTGCAGCATCTTGCGTTGGCCCGCCACCTCCTGCCATAGCTGCCTGTCCCGCTTGAAATTGCTGCGCTGCACTAGGTTGCGCGGTTAATGTCTGGCGTAATGCTTGCTCGCGTTGCTGTTGCTGTTGCATTTGTTGAAGTTGCATATTCAACATCATCCGTTGCAAGCCTTGTTGCTGCGCCCCTTGGTAACCTGCCTGCCCCGCTTGCAATGCTGCACCTAGCGATTGCCCAAGGCTTGTTGGCGTTCTTGAAGGGCCGCCAGCTTGCAATAGGGCCGCCGCTGCTTGCAGGGCGGCATTCCTTCCTGCTTGCGCTTCAAGTCCTGGCGCTTGTGCTTTAAGTAGTTTTGACAGCGGATCATCTTCGGCTCCTCCGCCAAACAGTAATCCGCCAAGGTTTGCTAGGTTGAAACTTGTTGCCATGATTTACCTCAACAATCCAAGCAAGCCACCGGCAATTGCGCCGTATGGCCCTGTGAACCCAAGCAATGGGCCGAGTTGCGATCCAGCAAGCGCACCGCCTAGTACTGACGCGCCCGTGTTTTGAAAGTACGGTGATGTTTGTTGCGTGCCAAGATTGGTTTGACCAAGACCTTGCTGAAGGATCTGCAACTGCTGCAACGGGTAATTTTGTTGGCGCATGAAATCTTGGTACGCCAAATCCAAATTGGCTTGATTCATGGCTTGTTGCTGTGCGCCAACACCTTGTAATCCTGCTGCGGC